AATAAAGAGAGGTGTAAAGTGGAATTGGAAGTCATTTTGTTTAATAGTCAAAAAGAGATTGTAACAATAATACTAAACTCTAATACAGGAGAGAACATCCCCCTCCTAACCAAATAACACAATAGAATCATTAAAATTCCTTCCCGCCCCGTTCCACTAAAGGTTCGGGGCTTTTTTGTGTTCGTACATTGGGTTTTATTGCCATTGATAGGCATAGTGATAATAGTGCTGAAAATACAGTTCTTGATGTAGGTGTAAAAGGCAATGATTAAGCTCTTGATTATCTAAATATTACTAAAAAAGGTGATGTTGGATGTTGTTGGATGTTGTTTTAACATTATTGCTGTTGTTATTATTCGGAAAGTTACTACCTTTGTACCATCAAAGTAACGTATCAAAGTTGCGTTACGAACAAAGATAGTAAATAATTCTGTTAGTGATAATAAACTAATTATAAAGATTATGGCAATAGCAATTAAAAGTATCCCAACTTTAAAAGGTAATGATGCTAGAAGCTTTATTAGGGCTGCAAATGAAGCAGAAAGCAAGCGTGCTACTATTGATTATAGTAGGCAGGCAAAGACTGCCCGTTCTATATTGGGAAAAGCTAAAATGTTATAATATTAGACTTAAATCTATTGTTTGTGGGTTTTCTTCTTGATAAATGTACCTTTCAAGTATTAAATGAAACTACGTTAAAGGAATGCACTCCTTTTACATGCGGAAATAACGATTTAGACGAATTCTTTTCAAAAGAATGCTGTTTGTATTCTAAACAATTATTGGGAAAAAGTTATTGTTTTAGGCTTGATTCTGATCCTAGTATTATAGTTTGTGCTTTTACTCTATCTAATGATAGTATAAAAGTAAATATGCTACCAAGTGCAAGAAAAGGAGTAGTAAGTAAGAACATTCCTAGAAAAAAACAAATGAAAAGATACCCTGCTGTTCTTATAGGAAGGTTAGGGGTTAATTCTAACTTTCGAAGAATGCATGTTGGTACAGAATTAATGGATTTCATTAAAGTTTGGTTTATTGATCCATTAAATAAAACAGGGTGTAGATTTATAGTAGTAGATGCTTATAATGAAAAGACGCCTTTAAGTTATTATTCTCAAAATGATTTCAAATTCCTATTTTCTACAGAAGAACAAGAGGGTAAAAATACAGGAATTTCAGAAGGAGAGAAATTAAAGACAAGGCTTATGTATTTTGATCTGATACAGCTTTGTATTAAAGAATGAAGCGGATTAACCTCCGCTTTTCTTTTGCCGTTTTATCTTATAAAATAGCCTTTCCCTCCTAAAAATCTAATGCATAATTGCTAATTTCCCACAATTGCCAAATTGTGGTTTATCTCTCACTCTATTATTTTATAACTTCTCATTTTGAACGTAATTTTATGCTGTTGAAAATTAAAACTAAATTCATACAGTATGAAAGGAAAAATCTTAGTAGCACTAAAAACGAAGTATAAAACCTTTGGGTTTGGTGATAAAGCGTTTGACGGGGTGGCTGACTACTTGTCTAAAACCGTAACTGAAGAAAGTCAAATAGAAACTGCTATTAGTGGGGTCGAAGGACTTCTGAAGGCTTTTCAAGGAGACATTGATACTGTTAGAAACGAAAAATCGGGTCTACAAAAGCAATTGGACGAATTGAAAAATAAAATCGAGAATCCCAATCCTAACCCGAAGCAGAATCCTGAAGAAAAGAAAGATGATATAGCGACCATCATTGAGAACGCAGTGAATGCGGCTGTAAAACCTCTTTCCGACAAACTTACTCAATTTGAGACAGAAAAGGCACAGGCTACACGCCAGGAGCAGATCATAGCCAAGGCGAAGGATTATGGCATTCCCGAAAACCTTGTTCCTATGTTGAACATTCCTGATGATGCAAACTTGGATAACTATTTCAAGGATGCAAAGCAGACGTTTGCCAACGCAGGATTTCAAGATGTGAGAACTCCCGAATCAGGTAACGGTGAGCAGAACAATGCGAATGACATTGCCATCCTGATAAACAAGGGAACTGAAGAAATTAAAAACTCTAAACAGGATTAATTATGCCAGCAGGTTTTAAGTATGATTTAAATCCGATTGAGAGACAAATGCCGGAAATGTGCCGTTTTGAGACGGTTTATAGAATTTCCGGTGGTTTCAATCTGGATATTTCGAATTTGACAGGGGTTGAGCAGATTCCGCCTCTTACCCCTTTGGTTCTTGATTTTGAGAAACGGACAGCAAAAGCTGTTTTGAACGTTGAAGTAGCTGAAAAGATTACTGCCGGTTCTACTTCGTTGAAAATCAAGAAAAATTCTCTTGCGTACATCGGTATGCATATTGGTAACGGTACAAATGGCGGTACAATTGAAGCTATCGACAAAAGTAATGCGGAATATGATACCGTTACTCTGGCCGCTTCGCCAACGCTTGCCGCAGATAAGGATGCAGTACTGTTCGAAGCTACTGCTGCTGCCGGTAAAACGGCAAAAGCAACAGCTACGGCATTGAATTATGCATGGACTAAAGTAGAAGCGGGTGCAACTATTACCGCTATAGGCCAAGCGTACGAGATCAGACCGACAAGACTCATTGTTCCTATCTCCGATAAGGATAAGGAGACTTTGGGTGACAGATTCATGTTCGCTTATTAAAGAAAGGAGGAACTATGTATTTGACTATTCAAACATTACTGAATGATCCGGGAGTGGTGAAAGCGGTTATCGACCGTGTGCAGGCTCTAAGACTGGATCAGATCTTTTGGAAAAAGCACCTCGATTTTGAGGAAACGAAATCTCGTGTGTTTAAAACATATTTGGGGACAGTAACGGGTGTTGTTGCCGGTTCTGTAATTGACCGTAACTCTAACAAACCGTTAAGAGAGCGTAAATCTCTGGGGTCCGGATATGGAGAAGTTGCCTATATGGGGGATAGATACCAAATGGACAACGATAGACTCGATATGCTTCAAGAACTAATCAATAAGTTCAATCAGGCGAAGACACCTGACCAACGGGCCGCACTGGACGATATTATCAACTACATTGTAGATGATATGCGTCAAGTATTGCTTGCTCCACACAAACGTATGGATATTGTGGACGGTGATCTTCGTTCTGATGGTAAAGCATCTGTAAAAGTAGACGATAATCCGCAAGGAATCGAATTGCTTGAAATGGAGCTTCCTGTTCATCGTATTACTCCACAAGTTGCAGACAAACTAAACTTTGTCCGTTATCTTATGGAGAAAACCGTTGAATTACGTACTAAGTTCGGTATGTTCGTTTCTATGGAAATGTCCCGCAAGACTTTTATCAATAGCATTATTGGATCAAAAGACTTCGGCGATTTTTACAAACAAAGCTTTGATTCTAAAGAAGTACAACTGTCTGCCGGACTTATGTCCAGTGAGATGGCGACCACAATCTTTAGAGGATTAGGCTTGCCGCCTATCGTAATCAATGAAGATTTAGTGGAATTGTCTGACGGTACTTTCAAACAGGTATTCAAAGACAATCGTATTTCTTTGTTTACCACGCCTAAGCAGGGAAAAATGCGCTGGCATACTCCATATGAAATTACTGATCCGGTTCCGGGAAAGACTTACACTCGTTCAGAAGGTGGTATGTATATTTCTAACATACGTACGGATGAAGGTCGGTTCATGGAATATGGAGCCGAATGGATCCCGGAATTTACATCTCCAAACAAGATTGTAATTTTGGACCTGGATACGATGAATGCGTAAGTATGATAATTAGTGACTACATAAAGCAAAAGTTTCAGTCCTTCGGCATATCATTGTCGGAGGCTGACTTAGTGGAAATTAATCTTTCTTCCGGGGTTGACCCTGATGGAGATGTGGCTGAAAACAATTTGCAGTCAATCTCTGTTGCGATAGCAAGATTTATTCCCTCCTTATTGCTTAGAGCTACTTCTAGATCGGTATCAGAAAACGGTCATTCCAAGTCTCTTTCCTGGGATATTTCCGGGATAAAGTCATACTATTCTTTTTTATGTAATAAGTATGGCCTGGAAGATGAACTGAATATAGATAAACCTAAAGTTATATTTTGGTGATATGCTAGAAACAGCTCCACATAAATTGCAAATACAGATTATTACTCCGGAAGAGAATGACGAATATAATCGTCCTATTCCTGGTACGGGTGGTGAACGTTGGGAAGAAGTAACCAGCTGCTTTTGCCATGACAATTCCCAGCAAAAGGAAGTGTCTGTAAATGGTGAACGTTGGGTGTATAATTACCATGTGGTTTATGAGGGTAAAAAGATTGTTTTAGGATCTCATATCAGATGTCTGGACGCTGAAGGGAATACAGTAGGAGAGGGAGATGTGAAGAAGAATGCCGAATGTTATTCGGAAGAGTTGGAAGGTAGATGTGATATTTGGATATGATTGTAACGACTGATATAGCTAATATTATATTTAAAGATTGCAAGTCTTTTGGAATCTCTGAAATATATCAACGGGGAAATATTCCTGAAGGTAAAGTAAAGACCGAGAGAATTGTAATCTACCCCAAAACTCAACAACCGGATGCTTATTGGGAAAAAGGATATGTTGAAGTAAATTTCTGTGTTCCTGTAACGAAATCTGAAAAGGCAAATTTGATTCGTCTGAATGAGTTGGAACGAAAGGCAAAAAAGTTCTTTAAAGATGGTGTTGTTGCCCTGTATGATGGATCTTGGTATCGTTACTCTTCTGAAAGTATTGGAATAGAAGAAGACAAAGAATTATGTTGTTACTATGTAAATGTGAAATTATTATTTGAAACTTTAAACGTAAATTGAAAAAATATGAAGCCGTTTATTGGAATTAAAAAGATTTGGTACGGTGATGTTATAACTTCTGCTGTGACTAAAACAAGCCTTAAAACGTGGCTGGGTACTGCTACGGAAGTTGAAAATTCTCATCAAGACACTTGGGCGTATACGGAGGATGATCCGACCTATACTGACTACATTAACGAGTTGAACGGTAGTATCTATTATCGTGATGTTACTCAGAAGGGAGCTAAAACAATAGCTTTCACTATGGGTGTTTTCTCCTTTGACGACAAAGTTGAATTGGAGGGTGGTGAAAAGGTGGATACAGATGCTGGATGGGCTTCTTCTGATACTCCAGGCATTGTAAATAAGGCAATTGTAGGGCAAACAAAGACCGGTAACTACATTGTATTTACCAATGCTGCGGTTATTGCGAAAGGTAATGCAGTAGAAAAGAATATTGGTTTGGGTGTAACAGCAGTGGCTATGGAAAATCCTAACACTGGTGTTAAGAGCGACTATCTGTTCGATGGCGAAAAGGTAGACGCTGCATGAACTGATGAAAAGGTTGCTCTTTCTTCTTCTGAATCGCCTTCTCTAAATAGTTATTCAGCTAGATCAAGGCGGGTGAACGCTGAAACTACTGCAAACTATGGTTCTTCAGGAGAAGATGGAGTGCAATCGTCGGAGACATTATCTATATTGTAAAGTGGTGAGGGGTGAGGATTTGTGTTTCTCGCCCCTTTTTAATAAATATCATTATGAATAAAGCAGCTATACTTGTATCTGAAGCTATCACAGGAAAAGATTTCATTCCTATAATTGTAAATGGGAAAATGTACCGTGTAAACCCGCCTACTATCCATAAAATAGCCGGTGCTTCGGCTTATCTCGCTGTTCTGGAAGATAATAAGGATATTGCGGGCGTCATTTCTTCGTTAAAAGACATTTCCGTCGCTTCTCGTGCACTTTCTTGGTTTATTGAAGGGAATGATAGCCTTGAACAAGAATTGTCAAGTGGAACGTTAGAGGAAATATTGCATGGACTTATGGTAGCTTACTCTTTGATTTCTGTAGAAAATTTTACAATGCTGTTGGATTTAGCGAAGAACGTAGCAAATCTGACAGCAAAACAGAAGTTATAGGGAATGACTGTATGTTAGGGCAAATTGCGTCGTTCATGGAAAATCTTCATCTCTCTTATGATGAAGTGGTTTATAGAATCCCATATCGTAATTTGGTAATTATGCAAAAAGATAAACTACACACTGTGTATAATGGAGAAGTACTAAAAGAGGTATCTGATGAGGATTTCTTTAGAGGTAAAGTTAAGTTTGATGAATAATGAAAGTAACAGTCGATTTATCTGGATTTGATGAATTCGTTGAAGAAGTGGATAATAATACCACCGAATTGATGAAAGAAGCGGCGCATAATTCTGTTGATGTCCAGAAGGTACGTAATGTTAGCAATAAGAAAACCTACCAGAACCATACATGGAATTTGAGAAATGCTCCTGGATCTGTAGTTATTCGTAATGGAAAGATTGTTGATTTATATGTCCCGTCCGATGGCGGACATTCTGAAGCGAAAGGAAAGACCGAGAATCTTTTAATCTACGGAAGACATCCTAAAGACGGTATTGTTGTGGCAGACGGTATGGAGTATGCAAGTTTTGTATCTAGTAAGGGGTTTGATGTTCTGGACTCGGCAAGCCTAACCCTAGATAAAGAATTGAAACAGTCATTTGGTAACGATAATGTAAAAGTCACATGGCAGGAATGAAATTTAATGCAGATATTGACCTTGAAAAGATTGTCAAACTGCGTCAAGAAATAGACAAATTAAAAAAATCTCTCATAGAGATTGCAAGTGTGCCCAATAGCGATGCTGCTGTGAAAGCTCTTGAGAAGCAATTAGCATCTGCTTTAAAGAAATTGGAAAAATATAAAGACAAATATGTTCAAACTCAACAAGCTAGGTTGGACCAAGAAAAGGCTGCTTCTGAACAAATAAAGAAACAGCAAAAAGAAATAGACTCTCTTATCAAAAAATATGAAGCACTACAGAAGCAAATAGAGAAAGGAACAGTCAAAACGCCCCGTTCTCCCAAAAGTTATACTGATGAGCAAATATCGGCAGCTTTGAATACTCAGGTACAATCAATAAGGGAAGCACGTGAGCAGTTAAAAGTACTTCGTTTTGCTCAAGCCAACGTAACAGATCAACAAGAGAGGGAAACTGGTGCTAGAACGAAACTAAATATCAAGATTCAAGAAAATACCCGATATTTGAAGTTAAATTCAGATGCTTATACCCGCCAAAAGATGGAGATTGGTAACTATGAGGAGAATATACGTAGGGCTTTAGATGGTACAGGGAAATTTAACCTATCTCTGTCGAAGATGCTGGGTGTTATTGGTGGTACTGCTGCTTTGAAAGGGTTAGTCACTGACATGATAAATGTTCGTGGAGAGTTTCAGAAAACATCTATCGCCTTTGAAACTATGTTGGGTAGTAAAGAAAAGGCTGATGCTTTAATGGCTCAAATGGTAGAAACAGCGGCAAAAACGCCTTTTGATTTGCAAGGAGTAACAAGTGGGGCAAAACAACTTCTTGCTTATGGAACCTCAGCGGACAAAGTGAACGAAACTTTGGTTCGTTTAGGAAATATTGCATCCGGTCTTTCTATTCCGCTTGGAGATCTTGTTTATCTATATGGTACGTCTATGTCGCAAGGACGGTTATTCACGCAAGATGTAAATCAGTTCATGGGGCGTGGTATTCCTTTGGTTGCCGAGTTAGCAAAGGAGTTGGGAAAGACAGAATCAGAAATCAGGAAGATGGTTACTGAAGGTAAAGTCGGCTTCCCAGAATTGCAAAAGGTTATAGAGAATATGACTAATGAGGGCGGTAAGTTCTATAACTTGATGGAAATGCATCTACGACATTGTCCGGTCAAATTTCTAATCTGGGTGATGCCTGGGATTCTATGTTGAATTCTATTGGAGAAGAGACGCAAGGAATAGCGTCAATGACGATATCGGCCGTAACATCTATTATTGAGAACTATAAGGAAGTTGGTGCAATAATTGCATCTTTAGTGGCTACCTATGGGACGTACAAAGCGGCTATAGTTGTGGTTAATATGTTAGAACGGGCTAATATAGCACTATTGCGAAAGGCTGTAATTGAAAAGAGAGCAGCTGCCGCTGCAAATATTGTATTGTCTAATTCTATGGCTATTGCTGCCGCAAGAGGTAAGATATTTGCAACAGTTCAAAAGAATATCATCTCAACATTTAAAGGTGCGGGTAAGGCATTGGCTAATCCGTATGTCTTATTCGCCGCTGCTGTTGGAACTGCAACTTATGGATTATATAAGTTCTATACACGTGAAACGGAAGTCGAGAAAATGCAGAAACGGTATAATGAGACAAAAGAAGCTGCCGCCAGACGTGAAGAACAGCATAAAACAAAGGTCGAAGAACTAATAGCCTCCATAGAGGATGAAACTAAGGCTGAAATGGAAAGAATTGGAGCTATTGAGCTCCTGAAAAATATGTACCCGGGTATTATTGAAAAATACATTGATGAAGAAGGGCATCTTAAAAATTTGATAGCTCTAAAAAAAGAACTATCAGGAGCGGATGCAACAAGAAAAGCTGAAGAGAATAAAACGGAATTGCGAAGCTATGACGAGCGTATAAAGAATCAGAAAGAGTATATCGAACGGATGCGTACTAATGACCAGTCGGCTTTTAATGATGAAATAGCAAAATTAGAAGAATTAAGAAGGCAAAGGGAAGCTACACGTCAAAAAGTTGTTTCTGACTATCTAAACAACTCAATATCTGACGCAAGATCAATGTCTGATAGTGAACTAAAGAATACAATAAAAGCCTATAAAGATGCCTTATCTCAAAATATGGGCGGGGAATGGTTTGATAGTAATCAAGAATTTAAAATAGATGAAATAAAACGATATGTTTCATCTTTAGAAGATTTACAAAAAGCCCGTTTAAATGCCGTTCAAAATAAGGAGTATTGGGAGAACAAGAAAAAACAAGCAGAGGATGCTCGTGATGCCTTAGATGTTTCTAAAAAGAATTCAGAAGAATGGAATAAATACACCGAACAAATACAAGAAGCGCAAAAGCAAATAGATAAATATTCGGACTCAAAATCAGGGAAAGAAGCAGACAAACAAAAGAAAAATCAACAAAAAATAGCCGAAGAGCTTTTGTCCCTCCGTCGCCAAAACCAACAGGCAGAAATTAACCTCATGAAGGAAGGTACAGAGAAAAAGCTAAAACAGATTGATTTAGACTATGAAAAGGAGTTGGACGCCATCAAAAAGCAAGAAAAAGATTTAAGTGAAAGGCAGGGTGGAAATTT